GTCACGACCGCCTGTGCGCCTGTGTTCTTAGCTAAGGCCCAAACATTCGTGTTCAGGCGCTCAAATGTCAGGCGGTTACGATCAGTGAGCTTGTGAAACGCGATGTTAGTCGCAGCAGGCTGAGAATCACTTTGCGCAATATGGATATCACCCGTCAGTGATTCAACGATCAACGGACCATAGCCGATGTTGATCCGAACATAGTTGGTCGTACTAAGATTTACCCGGTTTGTCGGCACGGCGAGGCCCCATCACATAGGTTTCAATCAACTTACAGCGTTTTATAAGCTGTTCCGTTTGCTGGATCTCGGCCCTAGCCGCTTGCGCGACCAGAGCTTCGTAGATCCGTAAGCGAATCTCTTTATCATCCATATGCAGTACTCATCAGGCGCTGCATTTTCTCAATAGCGGCCTTATCACCGCTCAGGTAGCGATCCATGAACTGCGGGTCCGCTTTAAGCTCGGAGACTTGAACACGGGCTTGCGCCGGTGTCGTCCCGAAGCCGCCAGACGTTTTACCGTCCACGAACGCATCTTCGCCCATCTTAGCACCCACAGCGGAAAACAGCTTCATCATCTCGGCTGTGCCCATCTTAGACTCAAGTGCTGACAGTGCCGCCTCATCATAGCCTAACGCTGATACAGCCTTCTGGCCTGACGCCAACATCTTATCGAAGTCACGTCCCCACTCACGCTTAAGCGAGTCGATAGACTGCTCCGCTTCAATGCGCTGGTTAGCCTCAAACTCTTCAGAGCGAGCCCCCATCATCTGGTTAAACTCATTGAAAATAGATTGAGCCTGTTTCGTGCTTAGGCCGTACTGGTGCGCGGTCTCACCAAACCATTTAGCCATCGTTTCGTCGCCGCCTTCTGGCACTTCAAAGCCGTAGCCATCAGGACTTTCAGGGCGACCTAGACGGTCAAAGAACTTAGCCATGGCAGACGCATCCGCATCTTCACCAGGGACTTCGACTAGACTCTTAGCTCCACCCTGAAACTTCTCTAGGTTGCGGTAGCTCTCAAGTAGTGATGTCGGATCTTCCCAGCCTTTGTTATTCACATAGGCTAAGGTGTCCTCATCAAAACTGTCTGTCCAGCTTGAGGGCGTACCGTTATCGCTTGGCGCTGTCTCAACAGCGGTCAACGCGGCAGTCGCTTGTTCACTCATTAGTGTAGTTCTCCACTAGGTTATATATGTCATCATCCGTCATCTGTAGGTGTGACATAATTCGAAGCCAAACCTCACGCCGACCTTCAAGGAGGTAGGTGACGTTTGGGTTGTTTACGTCGGCTGTCGGGACATCTGCCCGACAAAACCGGCGCAAATCCGCTAGAACCTTCTGAGCTTCAGGGCCGTCGAAGGTTCTTTTGTACGCCGCTTGGCGCTCAATCAATTTTTTGTTCATTGTCTACCTAGAGCTTGCGCTTGGGCGATGTCCTTAATAGCACCGGCCACTGGCTGTGCCATCTCAGTCATCTGCGCGGCCTGCTGCTGTTGAGCCCGCTGCTGACGTAAGTTGTTCACGTCGTCTTGGCTGCGCAGCACAGACGTTGGTACACCCGACACTTCAGCCGTCAGTTGCGCCAGCTTGTCTGGATCAAATATGTCCATCACGTCGGGGTTCATCTGCGCGAACGGTGTCAACAGCTCCATCGTGCGCTGTACGCCCACCAGCTCCTCGGCACGCTGCATACGGCTCATCGGTGAGTCATACGATATCTCGTACTCACCCTCCGCCTCGACCAGTGCATCCGGTAGCGGCGGCAACTTACCGTTGCTCATCAGCAGCTCAAGCTCACGCTCGACCATCGGACCTAGCGCCTCAGACTGCTGGCGTCCCATTGTAGGCGTCAACAGCATCCCCTTCTCCTGAGAGCGGATCAGCGCCTCAGTGGCGGTCATGCGCGGCGTCTCGATCAGTATCTGGAACAGCGTCACCAAGAACGCGTTGTCGATCGACTGACGGCGCTGCTCCATCTTCTGCTCGTTGATGTCTACGCGCGCGCCGGTCTGCAACGGCTGAATAAGCTGACGACCATCACGGCTCACGCCGCCAAAGTTCAAGCCGCCCGGTGTTAGGTTCACGCTCATCGCGCCGTTACCCATGATGCCGTCATCATGCAGCAACAGCGGTGGATCAACGAGCTTATGCACGGCACGGATGTCCGTCTTAGCCATCTCGTTGAGCATCTTAATGTCCGGGAGCGCCACCATCGCAGGTCCACGGCCGTACACCTCATCCGGTGCGATCACGTAGCGGCTGATCGAGAACGGGAAGCTGTTGTACCCACTCTTCTCCGTCACCAGCTCTTTAGACTCCATGCACACGTAGAGTGACGCCCACTCTTTACCACGCGCATCAATCTTACTCGGATCATACTCATCGTTCGGCAACACGATATGCACAAACTCAAACTCAGTCGTCTGCTCGTTCGGGTTCTCTGCCGCCTTCAGTATCTTCTCAGGTAGGCGCTCTTCGCCCCACTGCTGTATCGCCTGTCGGGCGGTGAACGTAAACCGACGGAACACCGTATCAATGATGCCTTGATGGTTCTCCATGAAGTACGTGTCTTTGAGCCCTATCGTGCGGTACCGTAGGCCGACACCCTCCTGATAGTCCGTAAACAGTGTACCCGTCCCGAACGCACCCATACTGATCCAACGCTCGGCGTTCTGCCCCGCGAAGTTCGCTTTAGGTGCGTAGCGCGCATTGAACAGCCGCTGGTTCACTTCATCGAACCACGCGCGGACCTGAAAGTCCTTGTTCAACGCATCGTCGCTGGCCCTAAGCCCATGCCATTTAGACTGACGCGGTGTTAGCATCGAGTCCATGACAGCCGCGAATCTATCCAGTGCTATCGAAGGACGTGAATCGAACACCTTTTGCGTTTTCTTCTCGCCTTTGGTCTGCTCACCGAGGAACCCTAGCTGGCGCGGCAGTATCCGCTCCGCTATCTCCTCCCAGTGCTGCTCCCAAGTACCCCTGTCGCCTTTAAGCGACTCGTACCGCTTGATTAGATCCGCAACCATGACTTATTGCCCCAACAGTTTCTTCGTGCCCGTCACCGCATCACCGACATTACCGCCTGAGAGCATTGTGCTCGCACGGCCTGCTGCGGCACGCGCACGACGACGCTCAGTGTCACCCGCTGCACGAACCGCTTCAGTATCCACTGACGGTGGTGGTGGTGGTGGTGCTACTGGCGCAGATTTTTTCTGATTACCCATGATCATTCCGACGACGCCGCCCATGTGTGTACCCTCTTAAAGTAGTTTAGCCCAGTACATCATAGTCCATATTAGCCATCTGGCGAAAGCTTGACCGCCTTCTGAGCGTAGACAAGTCGCGACGGGCCACCGGCTGGGCGAACGTCAGCGCCAACGCATCCGCGTCATCAGGCGAGTTAAGCCCGCGCTTCTTCATATTATCCTTCGTCTCTAACCGAAGCTGACCCTTGAGCGTGATGTCGTACTCGGGGCTGGTCATGTCCGTCACCAACTTACCATCATCTATGCACGCACTGACGAGCCAATCCTTCATATTACCCCACATCTCCGCCCGCTTGTTGGCGTACACGTCACGGTCGTCCGCGCGCTCCCCTGCCTGCACCTCGATCACGCGGTAGCCAAGCTGCTTCAGCCGGTCCACCACGCCACCGCCGACGCCACCACCGTCCACGAACACCGCATCGGGGTTGTGACTATCTATCAGCTCTGCCACGGTCGTCGCGAGGGTCATCGTGTCCATCCCCTTGTACCGTTTGGGTGCTATCGACCGCGCATCACGCCCTTTGCGCCAGCGTATAACACTCTCATCGTCCCCGAAGCGCGCCACATCAACCCCCATAAGCAGTGGCGCGCCTCTGTCATCCTCAATCTGCCTTGTAGCGGCATCCTGCGCGACCTCGCGGCTTATAAACTGGTTAGACCCCGTGCGCGGGAACTCGCCCTTCACCTCGACGCGTGTAACGTCGTGATCTTCGCCATATTGGTCGGCAATACGCTGGTAGACCGCCCCATCGACCCCTTCAACCGAACGTGAGTCTATATAGTTGTTGTGCCAACGGTCCGCATTCTTATGGAAACACTCGAAAAACTGTCCCGTGTTACGACGCGGGTTGGAGATCGCCACCCACAGTCGTAATTCCGCCAGATCCGTAAAGAAGCCGTCTGTCACTGGCCAGATCGCCTCATCTATACCCGACGCCTCATCAAACTGCACCATCATCCCCACCTGGGAGTGAGCACCGGCGAACGCATCGGGGTTTTCAGACGACCACGTCTGCGCCTCTGAGTAGAAATACTGCGTATCCATCTTAAGCTGCTCGGTCAGCAGCTCCGAGAACCACTTAGAGGGGCGAAGCGACATCGAGTTCTTCTCAAACCAGTGCGAATTGAGCGCCATCCCCGACCACTTACCCAGCTCCGCCATCGTCCTTGACCTTAACTGTGTCTCGGTGTTGGCTGTCACGATATTCGTACCGCCCAACCAACAGGACATGAACCACGTAGACAACATCGACAAGAACGCTGACTTACCGATACCGCGCCCGCTACTGACCGCAATATAAATAACCTCCGTCGGCTTACCTTGCGCCTTAAGCTCGATATTGCGCTGCATCCGCTTACCAATGTACTCAAACAGATCGCGCTGCCACTTCCTTGGCCCTGGAAAGTTCTGTAGCGGGGTGTTTTTCACGCCCCACGGGAACGCGTAGAGCACATACCCTAATGGGTCATACTTAAACCCAAGGATATTCGTAATAAGCTGCTGCTCTTTACTCGACGGTCCCGCTTTCGTTGATCTAGCCATCATCATTCTCTATCTGTAGCGTGCGCATCGTCTCTAGGCGCTGCTGGGCGGCATCCATTGCGCTTGTTATGTCCACAGTATTCGTAATCTCGACCTGCTTCACGTCGCCATACCGCTGACGGGACCAGCACCCCATAAGATACTGAAGCG